ACACTCATCAGGATTTCTAACATCAACTTTGCTCCATAAAACTTCTGGTGTATTTTGTGGTCGCCCTGCTTTCATGGTGATTCCTTTGTAAAACCACCATTCTAACATTTTTATAAATCAGCGGAAGCCGCCGTCCATGATAAATCCAGCGTCCTTGGCTTTTCCAACCATCAAAGCATCAGGGTATCGAGCCACTTGTGCTGGCTTCATGTTGGTTCGTTTGATCGTTGCCTTGGCTTGACCAGCAAATGCGTTAATCATCTGAATTTGGGTTGCTGAAGCCTTGCCGAACATTGGCATCAGGCGTTCAGCCAAACACCACCGCAGCGCCATGTTGTAGCCCTGTGGCAACGTGATTGTGTCGTACAGCGAATTAAATGTGCGGAACATGGTATTTGCAAACAAGTGCAATTCACCAGATGACGGGTTAGGGAAAACGTACAGCGTACCCAAGGTTTCACTTGGTTGGTAGTACACCATTTTTGCCCACGGGCCGTTTAACTGTTTGATGCCCAGCGATTCATATTCCTCTAAGCTGAGAATTGCCACTGGGTAATCCAAATAGCCGCCAGCCACACTTGATCCACCTTGCTGGGTAGCCACGCGAACAAACGCTGATTCAATGGTTAGGGGGCGTTCATAGTAAGCAGAGATTGTGGTGCTTGCCACGGTCTGGGAAATGCTGACAGTGTATGTGCCGCCCTCATTGACGTTGCCGCCTGCACCTGTGCCAAATCCCACAATTGTTGTGCCTGCGGTGATTCCTGTGCCGCTGATGGTCATGCCCATTGTGATTGCGCCACTGATTACACCGTCAACAGGGACAGTCAGGGTTGTGCCAGAAATTGAACCTGTAAAAGATGCGCCAACCGACCCAGATGGGCCAAGTGTGTATTGCACGGTATTTTGAACTGTTTGAAAAATGATTTCGGTTTTGTAAAAAACCATCATGTTTTCGTTTGACCATTGGGCGGTCATGTCGTTCAGCATATCAAATGCGTCTTGGGCATCATCTGCTGTTGGCGATTCGCCAGATGCTAACGCACCTATGTCTTTAAGCGCCCTGCTAATAATGTCATAAGGAGTCGTCATTTATTACACCTTTGGCACAAATTTTTGTGGTAACCAAGGGGCAACAACAACTCCATTCCCTTGCAGGGACGCTAATTGTTCCTCTAAACGGGATTTTATAAGATTTATCCCGTCTTTGGTAGTCTCATTTTCAACCCATGATGCCACATCAGCTTCGGTCACTTCGTGAAATGGTTTTTTGAGGATTTTGTCACTGAACCACCAATTACCCTCAGTTTCCACTTTTTCGCCTGTGTCAGCTTCTGCGGTCACATGATATTTGGCATGGGTGATCAGGTCATCTTCAGCAGATATTTCAAGAATTTTCCAATCAAATGTAGTCATGGCGTTAACCTTTTAAGGTTGTGGAGTTTGAATTGTTTCCGTTGAAACAATTGTTTGTTGGGCAACCTGTGTTTCTGCAAGTGCTTGTGCTTCTGCTAAAGCCTGCGCTTCAATTAAAGCCTGCGCTTCAGCTTGTGCAGCCACTGTTGCATCATATTCGGCTTGTTCTTCTGGGGTGTACTCAACTTGAGTAACTTCACCTGTTTCTACATTAACTACGATTCTGTGTGTCATGATGTTTACTCGTAAAGGATGTTTATTGAACCAGCGTCAAAGGTGTCAGTGCCGTTTACGGTTGTTATGCGTACACGGTCAAGAGTTCCGGTAAGCGTTTTTGATCCTGTGGTTTGAATTACTGGAGGCCCTGCTGACCAACACAAACTACCGAAAGCAGTCCATATATTTGATGATGCTGACAATAAATTTAAGGTAACAAAACCGCTGTAGCTTGATGTTGCATTTTGAGCAGGCAATATAAATCCAGCAGATGAAGCAGTATTGGTTGTACTTGCATTAAAATATAGGCCAACCGCATCATAGCCAGTATTTGCAACACTACCTGAACCTATTTGAATAAGCCAATTGCTTGTTGCGCTTGTTGAAACTGCGGTGAACATTACAGTAACACGCTTCACCCATGATGGGATAGAGGTAAAGTCAATGCTTGTACCGCTGGTAGATGCCACAGCAGTGCCAGAGGTAATGCCAAGAATTGCGCCAGAGTTGATCGTGACGCTTGCTGAACCATCAATTACTGTTGACATGATTAACCCTCATACATGATATTTATCGTTCCCGCATCAAAGGTATCCGTTCCAGCTACTGTCGTTATGCGTACCGCAGTAAGAGCAGCACCTAATGAAAGTGACCCATTACCAAAGTGTGATGCATTGGTGTTTGTTTGTGATGTTGTTCCGCTAAAAACCCAATTATTACCAGTGATATTTGTTAATACCATTTGACCTTGCATTGAAGATGCCGCCACTTGGTTGGCACTACCTAAACCAAATAATGTCGTGTAAGAAGCAGAAGATACAGCCGCACCAGCAATGGTATTTCCGTTTGATAAATAACCAGTTACCACATAAGTTGGTGTTCCACCTGTACCCAATTGAATTCCAACGTTGCTTGTTCCTGTTGTAGATACGGCTTGGAAAAGTATTGTGATTCTTTCACACCAGCTAGGTAAGTTAGTAAAGTTAATTGATGTACCGCTAGTAGATGCAACCGCAGTGCCTTGTGCATATCTTTGCATCTGCGCCCGTGAAGCATTGCTATCAGTGCCAAAAAATTGACCGTTATATTCAAGGTTTCCTGCCGCTGGCGTACCAATCAAAGTGTCAGAAGTTAAAACAAGTATTGACATGGTTAAGCCTTTGGATATTTATCTTTGACAGCTTGAATCACTGCTTTCCATGATTCCATACCGCCATGAAATAACAAGTCAAGCTGATCTGGAATTGATGGGTATTCTGCAACTCTTTTTTGTGCGTAGGTCAAACTTGCCTCAAATGCGGATTGCTCTGCCGCACGAATTGCATTTGCTTCTTCATCAGAAATAATTGTGCATTGTGGCAACCATTTTGCTGGATCATCATCAGCGTCAAGCCAATACAATTTATTATTTGAATCTTTAAAATGTGGCATTATTTTCTTTCAACGAAGTTCTTTCCAAAATTGAATAGATGCATTTGTACAAGAATATGTTGAATTATTTGAAACAATAAATGAATTTTGTGCTTGCAAACTGCCAGCTTGTGAAATCACAGTAACTCCATCGACAACACAAACACTTGTACCAGCCCCACCCGTAGTAATAGAAATAAAAATCGGTTTTCCTGTGCTGTTGGTATATGTTGTTCCAGATATTCTTTGAGTACCAACAGTAAAAGTTTGCCAAGTTTGAGTAGTTGTACCAAGCATAGAAAGTTCACCAGTAGCTGCTGGTAGCGTTGCCGTGTTTGTACCCGCAACCGCAGGGGCAGCAATTGTTACTTGTCCTGATGTGTCTCCTGTTAAAACAACTGATGCCATTTCAATCCTTTAAAGAACAACCCAGCGACTACCGCTAGAAACAGTAACTGATTTACCAGATGCAATTGTTACTGGGCCTGCTGACATTCCAGAATTACCAGATGCAATTGTGTAACTTGTTGAAATAGTTTTGCTGTTCACATAAATGCCGTTTGTAGCATTGACTTGTGTGGCAGAAAGACCATTGCTGTCAATTTGTGCTTTCCATGCTGATTTGGCTTGTGTGAAACCACCAACATAAAATTGATGGGCATTGGCTGATCCAGTTGAATCAGTGGCATACACCAAGTTTCCAGTAGAACCAGCACCAGATGGGGCAGAACCAAACAAGTAAGCCTCATTAGCGCCTGTGACTGTATAGGTTGCATCAGCATAACTTTGGCTGGTGAAACCCATGTCTGCCCAACCATGTGCGTCCGTGCTGTTGTTTGCATAAGCTACTATGTCAGCAGATGCACTTGTGCCATTGTTGGCGTTATAAATGTACGATTGAACGTAATTATTTACAGAACCAGTTTGGGCAACAATTGGATTGGTCAGACCACCCAAAACAGCAGTAGAACCAAACACAGCGCCACCAGTGGCGGTCAATACTCCTGTGCTTGGGTTAAATTGATACCTTGTTGATGCAACATATTCAGTGCTAACTGTGCCTGATGTTGCATTAGCAAATAATGGATAGCGAACTGCATTTGTGGTTGTGTCGTCAGAAATGGTAAGACTTCCACCACCGCCACCAGCCGCCCATGTAAATGCTGATCCATTCCATGTTAAAACCGTGCTTGCTGTTGTAGGCGCAGTAATAAATGAAGTCGCCCCAGCACCTGTTTGATAAGGAATCTGATTTGCAACACCACTTGCAAGGTTGGTTGCAGTTGTGGCAGATGTTGCACTTGTTGCTGTGGCGGCATTGCCACCAATTGACAAGCCTGATGCCGTACCAGTTAAACCTGTGCCAGCGCCAGCAAAACCTGTTGCCGTTAATACGCCAGTAGATGGCACATATTGCAATTTGGTTGAACTGACGTATTCTGTGGAAATTGTGCCAGACGTAACAGAAGCAAATAAAGGGTATCTAGCTGAAACTGTTGATGTATCGTCAGAAACAGTAATGGCTGCGGCTGGGCTTGTCCATGTGGGCGCTGATGTGCCATTGGAAGTCAAAACCTGACCAATTGTTCCAGATGATAAAAACGCTGTTGCACCCGCGCCAGACTGATAAGGAATGTATCCAGCGCCACCGCCTGCCAGATTGGTTGCTGTGGTTGCTGTGGTTGCCGATCCAACCGACAAAGTGGATTGCGCCACATATTGCGGTGCAGATGCCCCTGCGGTCAGAACATAATTTGTCGTGCCAAGCGCCAACGTGGTGGTGGTTGCCGCCGCTGACTGATAAACCAGTGAACCAGTCGCCCCACCCGCCACGTTTGTTGCCGTGGTAGCCGTAGCCACCGCACCAGACACAATTGACCCCAAAATTGAAGTCAACCATGTGGGATTTGAATAAGAACCCGTGGAATAAAGCCCGTTTGTAACAGTCGCTGAATTGCCTGTGATGCTGATGCCCCATGTACCAGAAGCATTTGTGCCTGTGATAGATGGTGCGCCAACTGTGTTGTAGCTGATGGTGACCGCTGTGCCGCCATTGTAAGTTTGGGGTGAAGTACCACCAGACCCGCCAGAATTGATTGTCAGGCTGTTTGTGACGCTACCCGCACTTGTGGCAGTAGCCGCATTGCCGCCAATGGATAAACCGCTTGCAGTGCCTGTTAAACCAGTTCCTGCACCGCTGAAATAGCTATTTGCGGTGATTGTCGTGCCAGTTATTGTTGCAGCAGATGACCCGCCAATTGTAGTTCCATCAATTGAACCGCCTGTAATTGCCACTGAAGTCGCATTTTGGGTGGACATTGTGCCAAGCCCAGAAACCGCAGTGTTTGCAATTGCAATTGGTGTGTTGGTAACTGATGTAACCTGACCAGATGCGTTGGTGACAAAAACAGGGACAGAAGATGCCGAACCATACGTTCCAGCAGTTCCCACAGGGGTGATGCTGAATTGATATGACGATAAGGTTAACCCTGTGCCAGCAGAATAAACCGCTGTATTTGAGAATCGGACAAAGGTGATGGGGGTTACGCCCAAAGTGCCGCCGGGCAAGTTTGTGTCAACCCACGCTGACCCACCCAATGTCGCGCCATCCAATACAAACAGATAAGCAGACAGCAATTCATTGTAGGTATCAGCGTCTGTGGATCGAGTCCAAGTGCCAGCCGCTGCTATATAAATGCCGTTATTTGCCCCTGTGGTCTGGTCTTTCACCAAGATGCGGTTTCCCGCTGTCAAAGTCACATTCCAATCACCGCCTGCCTGCACTGCCAAGCCAGACAACGTGATATTGCCTGTGGTGGTGTAGTTTGCTGGCGCTTTAAATGATAAACCTTGGGCAATTGCGTCTACATAGGCTTGATTCACAATTGAATCAGGCGAACTTGGGGCGCTTGAAATCGTTCCTGTGGTCGTAGCAATATTGGTAAAAACCCCCGTGGATGGGGTTATTGCGCCAATTGTGGTGCTGTTTATCGTGCTGTCAGTGATGTTTAAACCCGATTGATTGGGGTCAATAATCGGATAAAACGGCGTTCCCGCTGGGCCAATCAGCGAAATCAATGCAAATGTCGGTTCAGGCTGGAATATGCCTTGAACTGGGACAATGTTTATGGTTTGGGTTTTGGCGGCTTCATTTGCCATATCAAAACCTTAACCCGCTTGTGCAGCAGTGATATACAGTGTATTTGTACCAGAACTGATTGCCCTAATGTAAAACGGCGCTTTAGGCGCAGCAATAATCAAAGGGTAATTCATTGCGGCTGGCAACACATAAGAACCCTTATTACCAGTTGTAGCAATGCTAGGGGTTGGTACAGTGCTTGAATTAGCTAATTCAACCGCAGCCACACCAGTGCCAGTGTTAAGCAAATGCACATAGTTGGTTTGATCGTTTGTAGTGGAATCAATCAATAGCGCAGAAGTGGCTGAAGTTGTTAAATCTAGGGCATAGGTGCGACCTGATAGGCGCATAACTGAGACATTGACCATTTTCAGTTCCTCAAAAGTTGGTTAATTATAGGCGTACAAATGAAAAAAGCCACCCCTTTTGAGGATGGCTTCTTCTAACTCATTTCTGATTAAAACTCAGAAAAATCGTAGCCGTAGACAAAAATGTCAACAGTGCCGCCAGCGACTGCTGTGCCAACTTTGACATACAGGGTCTGTGCTGTCAATCGAGTCGCCTTTGTACCAGCAACCACGGTTGCGTTGGTGACATAGGTTGAACTTGTGTTGCTGGTCAGAGATGCGTTGGTCACGATCTCAGTGCCTGTGCCTGCTGGTGCAGTCCAGATAGCCAATGCACCGCCGCTAACGTCTACGTTGGCGTTGGTGATAGCTACATACTGAACGTTGTAGGAGGCAGTGTTAAACACTGGGAGGGTAACAATTGAATCACCTGTTGCAGAGATTGGAACTGCACTTGCGTAAGCCAAAAGGCGAACTGCTTGGTTAGTAGCCAGATTGCTGGGGTGGATGGTTTGGGTACTTGCTGGGCCGGGATTTGCCATGATATTTTCCTTAAAAATTGTTTGATGAAACGGGGGTGATTAGCCCCCATTAACCTTTAGGCTGCAACGCGGCAGGCAAGTTCTGGGTACAGCGGCGCCCAGCCATACAGCACATCAACGCGAGTCGGGATCGAGTCGTTATTGATAGTGTATTGGCGAACCACACGCATTGACAGACCCAATTCCTTGTCGCTTGCACGACCAGCGAAATGAACGCCATCAGGCAATTCCAAATCGGCACAAGCCAAAGTGAACGCATTTTTGTGCATCACGATATTTTGTGGAGAAACAGTGCCTGTGTTGTTGAATGGAGTCACAACAGCAGATGCGCTGGTGGAAGCCAAGTTAACGTTTTGGAACTGACCAGCAGTGATGATGGCAGGGCTAACGGTCACAGAAGTTGTGCCAGAAGTTGCCACAGTCACAGGGGCGGTCACCACAAAGTTACGCAGGCGGTTGCTGCCGTAGGCTTGACGGTTTTGTGGGTTGACTGCGTAAACGCCAGCAATCGTAATCACGTCACCTTGTTTCAAGCCAGCAGTAGCTGTGGCTGCGGTCAGTGCGATGGTGGAAGTTGATGCCCAGCCGCTAGTCAAGAAACCTGTTGCTGTGGTGGTGGCGCAAGACAAAGTAGCGGTGCTGTAAGAACCGAATGTTTGCGCCACAACGTTTTGATCCATCTTCCAATTCATGCCTGCGGAGTCACGACCCATCATGCCTTTTGTGTACTGGCTTGCGATTTTGTCTGATGGAACAAACAAACCTTTCAAGCTGTCAACAATGGTTGCGCCTGTGAACGGCTCAACGATACATGAACGGCGACCGTCACGGGGTGCGCCCTCGCTGTCCAGATAAGCACCAGCAGTCAGGTATGTAATCAAACCTGTGGGTGGTGTGCCAGCAGTACCAACGATATTGGCGGTGTTGTTCTTTGCCATTGTCAGACCGTCAAAGTCGATCTTGTTGGCAATAGCGGCAACAGCAGGCTTCAACACGCGATCAGAGAACATATCCAAAGACAAAGCCAAGTCTTGGCTTGTGAACTGGGTGTCAACGTGGAACTGTGTGGACAGGGTGACAGGCACTGATGTTTCGTTGAAATCTTCAACGTTCAAGGCAGGGCCAGTTGTGCCGATGAAACGACCGGGTTTACGGACGTTCAAAGTAGCACCGATCTTTGCGCCAGTTACGGCGAATTGATCATCATAGTTTCTTTCGACTTCACTTGAGAAAGTCAATACGTTTTCCAAGACCATCAATGCTTCATTGGTGATCATTGAAATAGTTAGAAGATTGTTACTCATTTGGTATTACCTTTTAAAGAATGGGTTTAGCGAATCTTTCCAGCCAATCGTGCTGCTCGCCAAGCCTGATATGAACCATGAAATTGACCATCACTGGTCAGGTTTACATCACGCCCGTTTGCGGCTGATCGAATTGGAGTGATCGGCGCGGGTGCTTTACTTTTCCCAACAACAGGCTTTGTCTGAGTCTCAGTTTTATCGTACTGAGCTTCCAATCTCCCAATTGCTCTCAAGGCGGCGGTTACGGTCATGCCTTGCAGTTTCACAGCAAAGTCAGGATTTTCAGCAAGGTGGTAAAGAATGCGTGGGCCAACATCTGATTCAAAGATTGCATCCCGCACTTCGTTACTAACCGTAACGTCTGTGGAATTAACCATGTCATCAAAGTCTGGCATTTCAGCTTTTGCTGCCTTTACCCGTTGACCCCATGCGTCTATCAGCTTGGCGTGTTCGGCGGCGGCTTTGGCCTGCACTTCCTTTTGCTTTTCTTCCTGCATTCGCTGTTCTACACGATAGTCTGTCAACGCTTTGGCGTATTCAAACATATCGCTGAACTGCTCTGGCTGGGGTTCTGTTTCAACTACTGGATCAGCTTTGGGCTGAACTTTCGCCTCCAGTTCCCTGACCTTTGCTTCCAGACTTTCCCTTTGCTCGCGTTCCTTTCGGGCTTCTTCCCGTGCGGCTTCGCGCTGCTTGGTTATCTCTGAAAACCGTCTTTCCAGCTTAGGATTTTGTTTTCGATCCTCTGTTGCTGTCGCTTCGTTCTCTGCCTCGGTCGGTTCACTCTGTCCTTGATCAACCTCTTGCGGCTCTGTCTGTTGGACAGCCTCGCTTGGGGATGTATCAGCTAAACCCATTCTTTTGGCATTAAATTCAGCTAAATTTTCACTTGTCACCACATTGGCGGCAAGTCGTTCTGCTACTTCTGACATTGAGTTTCCTCAAAGAATTCACCCAGTTGACCCAACTGGTAAGGTTTTGTGGTTTTTACCACGAAATCAATTATGCGTCAATATTATTTTCTTGTTGCCATGTGTTGATCAACTGCGCTTGTTACTTCATGCGGAGTTTCATATTCACCCATTTTCATGCTTGCAGCACTTAATCCGGGTTTTGAAACTGACCTACGCAAATGATATTTTTCAGGCGAACCAGCATATTTAACGTTGAAAGAATGTTTTGTTTTATCTTCCATTTCATGGGATTTTGCCCACTCATAATCTTTAGTTAATTCTTTGAACCCAGAAGAACGCAAATGTTCATGCTTATCTTCAGAAGATTTTTTTATTAAACCTTTTTTTTCCATGAATTCGCGGTCATGTTTAGCTTTGTTTTCACTGGTTACGGTTGGCATATCAATTCCTTATTGCATGGGTTGGGGTTGTGGCGGTTGTGGCTGTTCAGGTTGCATAGGCTGCATGAACGGGTTTGCACCGCTAGAAATGTCTTGTGCGGCAGTGATTGCATACTGCTGTTGTTCAGCATTACGCTTGGCAATCTCCATTTCAAGCCTGTTTGTGTCCATGTGGTGCAACAACAATTCCACAATTGCGTCAATTTCAGTCTTGTTCTGGCTGGTAATGGCGCGGGTGTTCTGATCGTTGACCTTAACTTCTGCCTTTGTTTCGGTGTTGTGCGCCTTGGCAGTGACTTCCATAATTTTGCGTCTGTTTGCTCCCTCCTCCTTGATTTGGGCGACCTGACCACGGTTATTAATCTGCAACTGTGCGGCT